CGAACGAGACTCGTGTGAGTCAAGATTAAGTTTACATTTTTCCATTCTTCGTAGGACTGCATTGGTAGGTCTACCGTTTCGGTCTACTTTAACTGCCCACATATTTTTCTCCTTATGTGTTACCGATTCTTATATAATATACCATATAACATTAAAAGTAAATAGCCAATTTAGCTAATTTCATATTTTTTTCTAGCATCTAAAAATGCAGGAAGATAATCGTGAGTGTTTATTTTAAAAACCTGAGGTTCAGCATTATCTACAGTAATAAGAATAACACCTTGTTTAACAGGTACATTTGTTCTTTCATAAAAAGCAGCTGCATAAAAAGCAGCTTGAATAAAATAATTTGTAATCCATTCTTTTCTTTTTGTTTTACGTGATGTTTTAAAATCTATAATAGATAATTGTCCATCAAACTCTGCAATACAATCTACTTGTCCAGCAGTTCTTAGAATATCACTATACAAAAATTCTTCTTGAAACCAAATATTGTTTAATCTTTCATCTATAATACTTTTAATTTGATTAAAAGCAAATAAGTTATGAGGCATTACATTATCTTTCCATTCGGGTATATTATCAAGATAATCTTCTGCTAGTTTATGTACAGCAGTTCCTCTAATAGTCGCTCTACGAGAAATTCTATCGGCTTCTTCTTCTCCAACTTTTTTTCTCCAATCTAGGATAGCTTCCTTACTTAAAGCACCTAAAACTGTAGTAATCGATGGATAAGCATTACCTTCTGGTGTAAAATATTTACGACCAGCTTCTGTAGTTTTTCTTTCTATCTTAGGTAAAACTATTCCATGATTTACGTGTTTAAACAAGATATTCCTCGTGTTCGTTTTCCCACATATTGATACAATTACGAATACCAAGAGCAAGAGTTTGATTATAGTCCATCATTTCTTCCCACTCATCTATAACTTCATATATCTGTTCTTGAGTAAGTTCAATGATTTCAACACCAAAATGATTTTGAATTAATTCTTCTGCCCATTCTGTTACATAATTTTCTATCCAGTCAAGCATCTTGTGTGCTTTATATATTTTAAACTTATTCATCTATTAGATTACTCCAAGTTTTAAGTTTATTTCTTTTAGAACTACTTCTTGCATAAATTTCTTTCCAATCAAGAATACCATGTTCACACATTAAATCAATCATACAATAAACATCTCCAACTTCTTCAAGAAGTTTATTTCTTTGATCATTTTCTATATCCGATATTTTTTCATACTTACGGACAATCTTACTACACCTTTGTGTAAGTTCACCACATTCTTCAGCAGTAATAATCATTAACTGCTGAAGTTTGTTGATGGGACTAGTAGGATTAGAATTGCTTTGTCCAAGATATTCTTCATAATCCTCTAAATCGTAAAACATTCCAGTCATAAAAATTGTACCTCCACTACTTCTTTTTCTTTCATCAAAGTAACGACCCTAGCTTTGCTATGCTTACCCCTTACGTGAACTTCAAACCATTCCCTGGCTTCCGTTTCAGTCTCGCAAACTACTGCAACCCACTCAGGCAATTCACTCTCGACTGCTTGGCACATAGTGCTGAATTGTGTTGTTACCGTCCAAGTCATTTGTTAAGCATCCTCATACAAGTTAAAACCGAGTTTTCTTCTAGGCAGTCGCTCCACACATAGTAAGTATAGTAGCCAAAGCCTGTGAAAAATACTAGTGAGCAAGCAATAATAATCAAGTTTTTAGTCATTTTTAAACTCCTTTCAGCATACGCCTGAGCTAGTATCTCCAATCTCTCCGCACGGCCTTATTGACATTGCCGCTCTAGTTTGATTGAAACTAACATCCATGGTTTTCACGTCACCGATATTTCGCGGGCGAATATATTCACCAGAGATAGTGCTTTTAGCTGATCAACGCCTCCACACAGACGTATGCTGAAAAGAGTCTTTAAACTCAATCCCATTCATTATCATACCTTATTGTTTCAAACATTGTTTCTCCATAGTGTTCTTTTGCATATTTGGACCCATCAGTCCAATAATTTGGATTTTCACCATCTTTTATATTTAAGATAGTAAGAGGATCCTTACGGTTCTTACGTGCTTTTAACATAACGGAACGAGCTTTTTTACCTTTCTCTTTAATCTCATTCATTTTAATTTGACGAGCACGGTCGGCTTTCTTTTCTGCTTTACGTCTTTCTGCAATCTCTTTGATGAGAGTAAGACGTTCGGTTTGTGTTTTAGCTATAGTCATAATCCATCCGATTCTTTTTACACTACCAATATAGTATAATTTTAGGGGCTTGTAAACCCCTAAAATCAATTTTTAAGAGAAAAAATCATCTATAATATTAAAGGCATCTTCAATACTAAGTTGACTATTAATTCCATATGTTTCACGATTCCCAGTTTTTTCAATATCTTTATCCATTATATCATAATGGCTTAAAAATTCGAATATCTGTTCTTTGCGATATGCAATCTTATCTTTCTCTTGAGCTTGTATTTGAAATCTAAAATGTTTTATGTTTCCATCGGATGCAACCAAAATATTTGGTTGTAATTGTTCACGAGTGGAAAAACTAAGCCAAGTCATTTCAGATTTAATTTCTACAACTGTAAGCCGTCCTTTTAGTTTTTCATAGTTTTCTATATACCATTCAGGTAAAGCTTCAAAATTATCCTTCTGTGATGAAGTATAAACATTGAAAAGTTCGGAAAATTTAGCCATTTTAAAACACTCCTTATAGTGGCCAGACACACTGTTATCCGATGGTGTGTACGATGAAATAAGATATGATTCAAGAAGAAATGATTGAGCATCTTTTTTTCTATCAAAATCAAATCTTTCAAGATTTTTAGCTATAATATAAAGATCATTTATATCATAGTCCTTTTCTTTAATGTGCTGTATTGCACGATTACGATTACCTTTACCTATATATTGCCATTTGCCATCTTTTAAATAGCCGTAGACATATTGGCCTAAAGTTTGCCAAAAATCCATAGGTGCGCTATTCAGAAACGGTGCAAATTTAACATTTTTTCTTGGCAGAACCGCTACAGCACCGGGCGGTACAAAAAAAGCACTCATCACTATCCCCAATCTTTTCTGTCTTGTTCATTATCATAACCATATTCATAGGCTTCAATTTCACCAATAGTCATGCTATCTCTTTCTATTCTTTCAGAAGTAATAGAAGCACCAACATAATAATGAGGATCAAAACCGCGGCCGTAATAACGATCTGCACTACCACGATCCTGAGGAGAACCGTGCCGTGGAAGCTTATCTGTTACAATTTTATCGTCCATATAAGGATTAGCTACTTTTTGCATTTACAAGTACTCCTAAAACTTTGGATAATCTTTGTGATTCATATTCAAGTTTCATTTCATCTTCAGCGGCATTCCTACGGTCCAACCACTTAAGCGTAATTTGATCCCATACTGTATGAAAAGAAGCAGTACCATTGGCTTGCTCCAATGTATCGAGATCATCAATAAATTCAAGAAGATCATTCATTTTAGTTTCTCCGATTCTCTTTATATTAACAATATAATATATTTTAAATCGAATGTAAACCCCTAAAATGCATTTTTTTAATAAAAACGAGAAATTAAAGTATTCTTATTTCTATACAAATTGTATTCATAATTATCAGTTTTTTCATTTTCTTTAAGCCAGAAAGCACCGTTACTTAAGTGAAACTTTTTAGCCATTTCGGTTTTAGGACTCATGGTTACTAATCTATCAATATTATTATTTTTTAATACTAGATCCCTAAGTGCTAAAACTATTTTTCTACCAGCACCTTTTGCACTGCTCCAAACTGTATAGGCGACAAGTATGTCGCCATCTACATCTTTAAATTGTTCAAGTTCTTCTTCTGTTGTTGGTATATCATTGCAATAACACGTACATATTACTGCAGATAAATCATCTAATACATAAACTTGCTTACCAACATCCAGCTTATTAACGTGCGGACGAACTGGATCATTATTGAGAACATCCAGTTCGTCCATTTCTATAAGTCTTATCATTACTAGCCTTTGCGTGCTACTGATTCTAGTTCATATTTTTTTACAACTACGTTCCATTTTTCTTGATTCTCTACTGATTTTATTCTTTTATCTTTTTGTAGAGAAAGATTTTTATTTCTATTTTTCTTTTTGTTACGTGAATCGTATCGACTGAACTTAGCCATTTTAGTCCTCTAGTAATTTTCCAAAAGTTGCAGGACCAGCTACTCCATCTGGAGTTAAACCATTAGCAGCTTGCCACTCTTTAAGTGCTCTTTCTGTGCCTGGGCCAAATACACCATCAGCACCAATACCGAGCGCTTCTTGCATAATCTTTACTCCCTCTCCACGAGAGCCTTTCCGTAGTACACCAATATCATCAATGATGTCTTCAATATCATCGTCATCATTATCGGCTACCATATCCGCAGACATACCTAATACTTCCATAGCATTAATGTATCTTTTTTGTCTATCTTCAAGCCCGATATTACCACCATTAATTTTCTTGGTCATTTTTACTACATCATCGGTATCTGCAATATTATTTAAATTATTTGCATCCCAGAACCAGCATGCGGATTCTACTGCTCCTTTTTCTGTTGCAACATATTCTGCTGCTTCTTCTGCAGTCATATCAACAGTTTTACCAAATCGTGTATAATTTTCACGACCAGTAAGTTGTTTTAGTCCGCGTCCTCTAAATAACCAACCATCACCTTCATTTACATTGCCCATTTTATATTTACGGAATTCGTCCATATAAACATAATTTGCAATCATTTCGGGTTGTCTATGATATTCATCTGCATCTCTTTTTGGTGCATCACCAAAATAGCGACCGAATACAGCACGTAGTGCTTTTGCGGAATAGTTTAAGTTTTCTTCAAGTTTTTTAAAGTTACCACTTTCATGAGCACATTGACTTAAAAAGTGTGCAACTCTTCGTTCAGTCGTGATACCATACTTTGGTAAAATATCACATAAAGCTTCATACCAATCTCCTACTTTATTATTACCAGGAATAATTTTAGCAAGATGGTCTTCAGTAAAGTCAAAATCAAATGGCATTTTCTCCATAGCCTCCTATTGTGTTTTCTATTTCTTTTACAAAATTTTCATAAGTTCCAATTATATTATTATACCAAATTATTTGTGGCACAGTTTTTGCTCCTGGAAACTTTTCCACCATTTCTTCAAGATATTCAAGATGTGCTATATTTTTATATTCATAATCTAATTGATAATCATTACATAACTGTTTTGCTTTTTCACAAAATGTACAATTAGTTTTACCGTAAATGATTACCATTATTCTGCTTTCCATATTTCCCATAAACCATATAATATGGCAAGACCAGCAGCAATCTTTGCAAGTGGAGCAAGAAATAGTACAAGAAATCCTAGTACTATAAGTGCCAATCCTGATAGTGTACTTCTTTCACCAATTCTTTGTTTTATCCAATTTAACATAAATTTTCCTCTTTAGTTATGATATGTTTAACATTTCTTTAGTCATTATATAATCTCTTACAAGATCTGATCTAACAATATCTTCCCAACCAAAATTAATAACTCTAAAAAATCTCATCTGTTCCACAATACTTATAAACTTTATAATCCCGTCTTTATCATCATTATATTTAAAATCCGATTGTAAATAATCTCCACAAAAAATAATTTTACAATCATTTCCGACACGAGTAATAACAGAATCTAATTCATGAAAATTCAAGTTTTGCATTTCATCAACTACTATAATAGTTTGGTCAAATGTTGCTCCACGAATATAAGAAGTTGTTTCAAATATAAGTTTATTACCAGTTACTAATTTTCCATATGCTCCTCTATAACCAAATATTTCATCACAAATATTTTTATAAGGTGCTTTATAGGGGTCTTCCTTTTCTTCTTTAGATCCAGGAAGATGTCCTGCATCTCTTGTAGGAACCATTGACCTCATAATCATAATTTGTCTGTACATATCAGGTTTATTTAACATTTCTTTAAAAGCATTATATAAAGCTATAAATGTTTTACCTGTTCCCGCACTACCAGTTAATATTAAATTGTGACCTTTATTCCAAAAATCAAAGGCTTTCTTTTGATTATCTGTAATAGGATCAATTTTTTCAAGTTCATCAAAAGAAACTGTTAATGAATTATTTTTTTTCATGTTTTTATTGTGTTATCTTTCCCAGAACCAGATTTTACTTTATTTAAAATATCTTTAAATCCATCTGGCACTTTTGAATTTAAGCTTCCTACACTAGAAACAATTTTTGGTGCAGATAGAACTTGAATTACGTTAGGCATTTCATTTAGAATGGCTTGAAGTTCATCCCAAGTACACACAACATCCCAAGTGTGATTATCTTTAATGTTTTTCAGAGTATAACTTGGCATTATTTTTCCACCATTTCCAATTATCATCTATTTCATATCTATACATTGTTTTCCAGCTTTTTGATAACGGCGACCAAATCTGTATTAATTTATTTTTCTTTACTTGGGTTTGACAAAGACGCATTTTCATACCTTTACCCCATTCTATTTTTTCCAAAACATCTATATCAAGCTGCAACATTAAACCACTCCGGTATATCACGTTTTGTCCAAGCCATTTTAAAACGATCTTGTTTAGTTTGATAATATTCTTGATAAGAACGTACAGGATCTCCTATATGTATGCATTGAGGTTCGTGTTGCATTGCAAGAGCAAAAGGTGTGAGTCCTTTATTATAATTTAGATTTTTTGGTGGAACAGACAAAATTTCTTCAAGCAGAATTTGTGTGTTGTGAACTTTATCATAGCGATATTGATATTCTACACAAAGTCCAATAAAATGTTCATAGTGCCAAGCATAGTTACCTATAGATTGCATAGTCCATACTGTACAAGGATGATTATGATGAACTGCTTTGTATAAAGTATTTTCCATATTTGCATCCGGATGAACCCAGTAATTTATCATTCTTTTTCCAGACTTTGAAAGACGTTTTTCTATATAGCCATCCAACATTCTATGAGCAGTAGATAGCATTTGAGCCGATTCTACTATCATTTTAACTACGTGTTTATCACACTGTAATTGTGCAGATTTGATAGGATTACTATCAAGTACAAAAATATTCATTGGTTACTCCAAATAAGTTATGTAACTATAATACTATATTTTAAGAGATTTGTAAACCGTTAAGTTTACAATTAAGTATTATGCCGCCACCTCCATTACCGATAATATGTGTTTATCTAAAAACTTTTTCTTTGCTTCAATTTTTTTCACCAATTCTGTTTCCCCTTCTTCAATTAACTGGTCTGTAAATGTATTTAATTCTTCAGAATCTTTAATTAGTCTTTGTAATTGATGATCGGACATTATTATCTCCTTTAGAAAAGTGAAAGCTGGCAATCCCTTGGAAAGGAAGCCAGCTACAAAGTTTTTAGATTGATTATTATTCATTATTAACCTTTTTGTATTAAACCCGGATAAGCCTCCTGTACTACTGTTTTTGATATACCTTTTATGGATTTTTTACTAACCATGTTTATTACAACCTTAGCGTCTAATGGGTGAATTGATTCTAATAGCCTAATATAAATATTTTCCCGTTTAGCTTTTAAAACACCTCTGGAATCGGGAGTGTCGACAATATATCTAAATTGTGTATTTTGTCTTAATAGATTTGAAGGTGTACTTTCTTCTTTATTAGGAGTATAAGGCGGTTCTCCTTTTGGAACCAACCATTGAACAGCATCATCATATGTACCCCTAAGAACATCTTTTAATGCCCAAGATTCGTTTGCTCTCAGATATTCAATTTTTTCGGCTTTAGTTCTTTTTTTACCAGCTTCTTCAATAACTTCATAAATTAGTTTTGCCATTCTAAATAAACTCCTGTACATTCTCTAGCAATAACTTACATCTTTTTTCAACAAGAAAAGGAAAAACTTTACCTTTATTTTTATATTGGTCTTGTTCAATAAAAGTATTTATAATTTCTTGTTTTATATTTTCGGGACATTCTGAACTTTCTGTTAAATCAATCATCTTTTTATTTCGAAGATAGTTTCTATAAACATCTTCTCCAAGAGATTTGGGATCTTCAAGTAAGGCTTCTTTCTTTTTCTTTGAAAGAACATTTTGTCGGCGGCCTTCTACTAAACATTTATCATCAGATAGAACATTAGGTACACCATCTCCACCATCACCTTTTAGAATATGTTCTGCAAGATAAAGTCTAGGATTAGATTCGTCTATAAATTTCTTAGTAATGTTAGAATATTGTCTTACATTATTATATTTTTGTAATTGACGAAAATCCTTATCTGCAGATACAATCATAACATCTTCATGATTACCAAATTCTTGTGTCCACTTTACTAGTTCTGCTATAGCATCATCTGCTTCACAGCCCCATTGATGTATTACTTTATATGGAAAGTTTTCTTTTAGCTCATCTCTTACCATACCAATAATACGAAAAGCTTCATCCCAATCAATTTTGGATTCTTCTCTACTTTTAGTGCGATTGTTTTTATATTCTGGATAAACTTCTTTACGCCAATTGCCACCACCATCAGCAACAATAACTATTTCACCATATTTGTCTTTAAACTTACTTCTATACATTCGTATAGAGTTTAAAATCATATGCCGAATTAGATTTTCATCTACACCAGCATGACCCATTACAATAGGAGCAATGGAAACACCAGAGTAATCAATAATAATCATAATATATTCCTTTTATAACTAAAAACATTCTATAACATATATTGGTTAAAGTAAACTAATCAAAAGAATAACTACAAGAAGTATTAGTATTATAGGTAATCCAAATATGATAAACATACCTATCCAAAAGTTTCTTCTTTGTTTTTTGGGCGGTAATGATCTGTTCCAATATATGAATTTTTTTATGTAGTATTTTACACCATCCACAATAAATTCAAAGAAAAAGTGACGAAGTAACCGAACTATAATAAGTACAGGAGAATATATGACTTCAAAAACAACAAGAAAACAATCAACACATATGTCAACCATACTGTCAACAGTCCATAAATCTCGCCACTTTTTTCTAAATTTAGCTAGTTTTCTTTTTGTTTTCCATTTCAGCTTCATCTACTTCTTGCTGTGATACAACACCTTCGCTGATAAGTCTTTGTCTATTTTTCATGTGCTGAGCTTGAACTTCTTCTTTTGATCCACC